CAGAGAAATTTAGAAAAGGGTACTTTCACTTTATTGATCAGACAAGGTAATGATACGAATAAAAGAAAAGTCATTTTAGAAACACATGCTAATTTATCTTTAGATCCTGAAAGTACAGATTATATCTTAAAGAGAATTGGTAATCAAACAAACGAAGTTGCCGTAGAAGACGGAGTTGCTTTCTTAAAACCAGTTGGTGATTATCCAAATATGTCAAAATATGTAAGGGTAAGCGATTTACCTGATGGTAATAAGACACCAAATTATTTGGATGAAAATGGTAATGTGACATCAAATTATTCAGATTCATCATCATTCTTTCCAGCCATTGGTAGTGGAAGTGCTCATGGTGCTTTTGATGGTGGTGTGTTTTCAACAGAAATTGCACATCCATTTAAATTTTACGATGAGATAAGTGCTACCAATTCACAAGGTATTGCAGTTGCGACTAGTGCTGCTGCTGTAGGTGATTCATCAGTGGGTGGTGGATATGCTACTGCTCTTAGTATGTTGAAGAACAAAGATGAATACAACTTCGATTTATTATTTTTACCAGGAATTGTAGACGGTAATGCTAATCATTCAGGTATTATAACTCAAGCTATTGATCTTTGTGAATCAAGAACTGATTGTTTCTTAGTATATGATGCTTCAAATAAAACAAGTAGTGTGAGTAGTGTAACAACGAATGTGAAAACTCGTAATTCTAGTTATGCTGCTACTTATTATCCATGGGTACAGATACAAGATAGTTCATTAGGAACTTTTAGGTATGTTCCACCATCAACAGTAATTGCTGGTGTTTATCATTTTAATGATACAATTGGACAACCTTGGTTTGCTCCTGCTGGATTGAACAGAGGTGGTATAGACTCAGCAATACAAGCTTATAAGAAATTATCACAATCTCAAAGAGATACTTTGTATGATTCAAATGTAAACCCAATCGCTACATTTCCAGGACAAGGTGTGACTGTTTTCGGACAGAAAACCACACAAAAGAAAGCTAGTGCTTTAGATCGTGTGAATGTAAGAAGATTGTTAATCAATATCAAATCATTTGTTTCTAGAATTTCAAGAAACCTTGTGTTTGAACAAAATACAACTGATCTAAGAGATCAATTCTTAAACACTGTTAATCCTTACTTAGAACAAGTACAGTCTAATGCTGGATTACAAGCCTTTGAAGTTGTGATGGATGATACAAATAATACACCTGAAACAATTGATAGAAATCAGTTAGTAGGATTGATTAGATTACAACCAACAAGAACTGCTGAGTTCATCATATTAGATTTTACAATTGAACCATCTGGCGCCGCTTTTGATGGGTAAAATTTAAGAAGTTGATATTTATTGGTATAGGAGATAAATTATGGCACAATTATTAGAAGCAGATAAACTTTTTTACACACCGTATGAACCGAAGTTAAGAAATAGATATATCTTCGAGATCGGTGGAATTCCTGCTTTTACAATCAAATCTGCTCAAAGACCACAGATTACTTTTGATGAGGTAACTCTTGAGCATATGAATATTACAAAGTATGTAAAAGGTAAGGGAAGATGGCAACCAATCACTATCACACTTTACGACCCGATTGTTCCGTCTGCTGCTTCAGCTGTTGTTGAATGGTTAAGATTACATCATGAGAGTTCTACTGGTCGTGATGGATACCAAGACTTCTATAAGAAAAATATTAATTTCAAAGTATTGGGACCTGTTGGTGATATCATTGAAAAGTGGACATTGTATGGAACATACATACAAGATGCTACTTTTGGTGATTTAGACATGACTGTATCAGATCCTGTTGAGATTACATTACAATTGAAATACGATTACGCTATATTGGAGTTCTAATGAAAAACTTACTAAAGATATTATTATCACTTGTTTTTATCTTCGGTGCTATACCAGCACTAAATGCTCAATCACCAAAATGTGCTGACACTTGTGAAATGAGTTGTGATGATGAGATAAAGAAAAAGAAAAAGAAGAAAAAGAAGAAAGGTGGTAAAGGTAAGAAAAAGAAGAAAGGTTTCTTCTCGAAAGCATTTGGCTCTAAGTAGCCAATAGTTACAACATCAAGGAGTTATAATGGCAGAACATAAGTTCCCCACGGAAGTTATAGATTTACCCTCGTTAGGAAAAGTATATCCTAAAGACTCACCACTTGCTGATGGTAAGGTTGAGTTGAAATACATGACGACAAAAGAAGAAGACATTCTGATGTCTGAAAACCTTATTAAAAAGGGTATAGTTATAGACAAAGTATTAGATAGTTTAATTGTTACCGAAGGTGTATCATCGGATGACTTAATTCTTGGTGATAAAAATGCAGTTTTAATAGCTGCTCGTATACTTGCTTATGGTCCTGAGTACACTTGTCGAGTTAGTAATCCAAAAAATATAGATGAAACAATAGAACACACCTTTGATTTGACAAAATGTCCTTTTAAAGAACCTCTTAAAGATGTTAATTATACTGATAATTCATTTGATTACACGACTCCAATTGGTAAAAACAAATTAAAGTTTAAATTACTTACTGGTAAAGAGGAAAAACTTATTGACCAAGATTTAAAACAATCTTCAAAATTTGGATATGAATCAAGTGTATCTACTAGATTAAGATACACAATAATAGAAGTTGATGGTGATAAATCTCAAGATACTATCAATATTTTTACACAAAACATGTTGGCTCGTGATTCGGCTACTTTAAGAAAGTACATTCAAGAAATATCACCTGACGTAGAATTGACACAAGAAATCGAAATAGGAGGTGAAACTGTGAGCGTATCAATTCCGCTTACAGTCGAGTTTTTTTGGCCTAGCTCCATCGAATAAAAAAGAAATACACCAATCTATCTTTTATTTCATCTATGGTGTTCCTGGTTTCACCTTTGATGATGTTTATAACATGCCAGTTCACATGAGAAATTATTATTTTCGTGAATTAACTGATTTAAAGAAAAAAGAGAAAGCACAAATGGATCAGGCTCAACAACAATCAAAACCTACTATTCCACGACACTTTCAACCCAAGAAATAACTATTTTCAATATTTATTAATATATTAGGAGAGTTGTATCATGTCTTATATGGATAGAAAGAATATATTAAAAGAGGGGTTGATTGATAAAATCATCACTAAACTAATCACTAAACCCATTTTGAGAAGAAGTACAAAATTTATGGGTATGGTTGGTGACTTAAATGATGCTATAGAAGAACTTGAAAAGACAGCAAATGCAGAACTTAAAAAAGATAATCCGAAAGCAAAAAAAATTAAAATAAACAAATATAGGATATAAAAGTGGCAAAAAAAGAAGATTATCTAGGAAAAGCGAAAGCCCAAGAGATCGTCAATGAAGCTTTAGATTCAGAAGTAGGTCTAACTAGACTAATTGGTAATTTATTAGATAAAAATCTACAGAAACAAGGTAGGTTAAATGCAGCTGTTCAAGATAGAGCTAGAATGCTGGGTAGGATTACAAAAGAGGAGAGGGATCAAGATTCAATAAGTAAAAGAATTGCCGCCACTGAAAAAGATATTGCCAATGCAACTGCAAAAATAGCAAAAGCAAATGCTGGTGATAAACGTATTAAGAAAGACATACATCAAACCAATTTATCAATTGCTACTGTTAGACTTGCACAACTAAAGATAGAGCAAAAAATAGAAAAAACCACTAAAGCAATAAAAGAAGCTTTGACAATTGGGGGAGCTTTAGCATTAGGTCTTTCAATTCTGAAAAAGTTTGATGCGACATTAACTGCTATCGGTACAAAATTTGGTAGTCTTAGTAAATTAGGTAGAGGTTTTCAACAAGATATAGCTCTATCAGAGGTTAATGCCACTACATTAGGATTTTCACTAGATGATGTTACCTCCAGTGTTTCATCACTTGCTTCTGAATTTGGTGTATCTTTAGATACGGCTGCTACTTTAAATCGTACAATACTAAATACTGCAAGAGGTGTTGGTTTAACTGCTGATGAGGGAACAAAACTTTTTGGTGTACTTATGCAAACTGCTGGTTTATCTAGTGAACAGGCAGAAAGATTATCCGAAAGTACTTTTCAACTCGCTTTGGCTAATAAAGTTGCTCCTGCAGCTGTTTTACAAGACATAGCCGGTTCAAGTCAAGTTGTTGCAAAATTTACAAAAGGTTCGGCAGATAATTTAGCCGAAGCCGCCGTACAGGCAAGACAGTTTGGGTTAACTTTAGGTGATATAGCACAGTCTGCAAGAGGTGTGTTGAATTTTCAACAATCACTACAGAATGAGTTAACCGCAAGTGTTCTAATTGGTAAATCCATAAATCTTCAAAGGGCAAGAGAAGCGGCATTTGCTAAGGATTTAGTTGGATTTCAAAAAGAGTTAAAAAGACAATTAGATGGAACAAATTTTGAAACCTTAGATCCAATTTCACAAGAAGCAGTTGCTGAAGCTTTAGGACTATCAGTGGATCAGGTTGCAAAACTAAATAGAGGTACCAGAAGTTTGAAAGGAGTCGTAGGTGATTTTAATTTCAGTGAAATAGTTGGTCAAGAAGCTTTAGGTCAATTGAGTAAGTTATTAAATGCTTTTGGTGCTTTATCAAAAACCGCTCTAAACACATTAGGTCCTGCCCTCACTGATATCCTTACAAAATTTACTTCTTTTTTAGGAAACGAAGAAAAAGTTAAGAGTTTAGGAGATACCATGATGGGGTTAGGTTCTGCTCTTGTGTTCACAGCAACACATTTAAACAAAGTCATAGGTGCATTCGTTGGTTTGAAAGCTGGACAGGCGGCATTTGCTTTACTTGGAAATCAAGCTCTTAAAGCTGGGATAAAATCGTTACTTCCAGTAGCAGCATCAGGAGCAGCCGCTTTAGGTCCTTTAGCACCTATTGCATTTGCTGGTATCTTAGGTACTTTGATAGGAGCCGCGACATCCATGCTTACATCGGTAAATGATTTTAAATCTGGTCCTGGTGGAATCAATTTCATGTCTGGTCCAGCTGGTGCTTTTAAACTAAATCCACGAGATTCGGTGTTGGCTACGACTAATCCAATTCAAGTAAATGATATGATTAGCACACCAGCTGGTGGTATACAACCTAATACTGGTGGTGGTGGAACTATGACTGCTGTTGTCAGTGGGGGTGATCTAAAATTTATAATGAATAGAATGGGAATGGGTGGTGATTCTGCTGATAACTCTTATGTAGCTTTGAGAGGTGGATAGAATGGCTTTTGAAAGTTTAGAAAATGTATTTAATAATAGAAAAGCCAGATATCCTGGATGGGAACATGATATTTCTGAGAATACAAACAACACTGATACGGTCAGTGATAATCTTTTCAATCATTCATTTGGTACAAATAACAAATATGATGATATAATAAAAATTATACCAATTCAAAATGAACAAAGTCCATCACCATTGATGGCAATTGCTGGAATTGGAGATACTGGCGATACCTCTGTAAATGGTCATTCTCGTGGTTTGATTAGAGTAAATTATGAAGGTGCTTTACTTCAAACTAATATTGATTTAAATCAAAAAGAAAATTACCCTTACTCTGAGTTAATTTTAGCAACACCAAAACCTGATCTTTCAGCAAAAAACTTAGGTAATGGAAAATTTACAATACAATCTTTATACGATCAATCTCATGGTTCAAATACACCGATAAGAGAGGGGTTTGGAGAACCTCATAAATTATCAAGTGATTTACAACTACACCAATCACCACATGGTCCTGTGGGAAGTTTGGATATAAAATCAACTCAAGGCTATGGTGGTCGTGGTGGTGAACCTCATATTGTTCATCCCATAGGGTTTAGTTCATCAAATGCGAAAAAAAGAGGTTACGATAGAGATGGTTTTCCACTTAGAGCCACTGGTGAAGATGTTTCTAGATTATTAAATTATTATCTTTCAGCTGATGGAATTCAATTTATGTTAAAAGAAAATGTAACTAATGTAGCAGTTGGTGATGGACTAACATTAGCCGAACCATCTCGTTTTTTAATGTTACCACCTTTACCAGTTCCAATGACTGGTTTTTTAAATACGTATCAACAAAAAATGCAAGCAAACTTTCCTGATTTGCCTCCTTTTCAAGTTGTGCGAGGTAGAAACGCAGGCCAAGTAATATTTGATCCAGCTGGTAGAGAGGGGTTAAGTAATAGAAAACCAGGTAGACAAAATTACAGTGATTTGGTTTCTAAAAAACACTTAGTTGTTTTAAAAAGACATGGTGATCTTGCTAACAAAATAGTCATAGAAAAAAATCCATTGGAAAGATTTTTATTTGATGACCATGAATTAACACCTGTTATAAAAAATACAAAAAAAGCTGGAGGGGTTAGATCAGGTCGTGAAGAAGCGACAAAATTAACAATTGGTGATAGAGTTAGTAATGCTGGAACTCATTTAGGAAACCTTGGTAGAGCAGCAAATGCTCTTAGAAAAAAGGCAAGAAATGCACTACTCAACAAGGCAATAGATGCCATGGGTGCTCTTTCGTCTTTACCACCAACTGATCAACCAACGAAAAGATTTTTAGACCTAAGTGGAAAGGGTAATCATGCTCCAAATCTTTTAGGAGAAAAAAGTCATGGATATAATGATGAAATTGCAAAATCGGCAGTTCAAGAGGGAGGAGACACTCCATTAGGTGACTTGGGTACATCCGTACCACCACTAGAGAATGAAAAAATTGATCAAGGTGATTTTTATGTTAGAATAAGAGATGTAAGAAATAACAAATATATTTATTTCAGAGGATATGTTACTGGTATTACAGAAAATGTAAATCCAACTTGGAATCCTGTTCATTATGTGGGTAGATCGGAAGATGTTTGGACATATTCTAAAGCAGAACGTGATTTGAGTTTTAATTTAAGATTAGCACCACAAAATCAAGTAGAATTTCAAATGATGTATTCTAAAATGCAATATTTAACAGGATTAGCTTATCCAACTTATTTTCAAGATCAAAATGGTATATCACCGAGAATGCAACCACCATTTACAGAACTTTATATGGCACATATTGGTAGTAAAGCCATTGGTCAGTTTGGATATATAAAATCTTTGACTTATACAGTTAATGATCAAGGTGATTGGGATGCTTTGACCAATCTTTCAAGACTTATTGATGTTGCGATATCTTATCAATTGATAAATAAAGAGACACCAAGTACAACAACACAATTCTATAGACTAAAACAAGGTGGTAGTGGTGATGTTACGACTCTTCCAGAGGTTCCAGACTTTCCACAATTAAGTCTTAATGATATAGCAACACCAGCTGATCAAGAAATTTCTAATTTTAGTTAGTGACATGAGTAGATATTCTGATACATTAAAAATAATTAGAGATAAAAAACTTAGATTAGGAACTTCTAGTTTACCACAAATAAACGAATCCGACTCTGATATTTTATTGATTGCCACGGAAGGTGATAGATGTGATTTGTTATCTCAAGAATATTATGGCACACCTGAATTTTGGTGGTTTATAGCAACAGTAAATAAGTTATCTACTAATAATATACCAGTGGGGACACAACTAAGGATACCAATTTCTACGAATTTAGCAGTGGTGAGGTAAAATGGCTAAATTTAAAAACAGACTTTTTGGTCAAGAAGTTTCAAGAGACATAATTGATGTATTTAAAAGATTAGGTGCAGGACAAAAACTAACAGGTCCTCTTGAAAGTGCAAGACCATATACTGAATATTTAGGAGACTCTACTGCATTTGCTAGAATGTGGTGTGCTGTTGACAATGTCACTGGTGTAATAGATCCAGATACTAAAAAAGTTGAACAAAAACATAAGATTAATGTTTATACTGTAAATGAGAACACTGAAGTAAATAACTATGGAAGGGGAATATTAACATCAATTGATGAAGGTTCAGATGTATCACATATTTCACAGTTATCAAATGCTGGTGGAAGTGGTACACAATCCGAACAAGATTTATTTAGTAATCAACTTCTTAAACCAGCTGCAGGTATCACGTCTGTTGAGGTTAAGACTGAAGGTGATTTAGGTGCAACTTATAGAGTAATAGTTAGTTTTGTTGTACATAATAAACATGATTTTGACAATATATTTCTACCTCATTTTTTAAGACCTGGATCTAATGTTTGTATTGACATCGGTAGATCATATAAAAACTCTGGTTTTACTCTGTATGATCCCTTAGAGTTAGTTAAATTATCTGATGTTAATTTAAGTGAATTAGATGGTTTTCTTTTTGACGAAAAAACAGGTTTAATAGCTAAACATTTTGGTTATTATCAAGCTTTTGTCGGTCTTGTTGCTAACTATGATTTTTCTATAAATCATGAAGGCTCTTTTGAATGTTCTTTAGAACTTGTTTCTAGAAATCATGGTTTAGTAGATAAGGATATAACTCAAGACAATGATCTTAAATATGTGTTCAATAATGTTTTTGACCATATTTTAAAAGGTGCATTAGATGCTTATAACGGAAGTTCATCTAATATCGATGAATTGTTTGAAAATAGGTCTAAATACACAGAGATGGGATTTGAAGAAGAATTAAATAATTATTTCCGTAATAGTGGTATAAGTTCAGAAGCAAGAAGAGAAGAAGGTCTTGGATTAGAAGGTGAAAGAGTGGTTAATGTGGGTAGAATTTCACCGCTAGCACTTAAAACTGGTATTTTTCACCAAGTTTTTTCTGGTTTTCCTAAGGAATCAGAACTAGAAAGAAATTATGCTGATAAAGAAAGTACTTACATAACTTTAGGTAGATTAGAAGACATTTTTTTAAATCCCTTTGTATCTGCAGTGGTGAAAGAAGAAAATAAATTAAAAGGACTTGGATCTTCATATGATGTACAGTTTAATTCAATTAAGGGTAAGGTACGGTGGGAATCTAATTTAGCCGCAATTCAAACTGCTCCTTTACATCCTAATGAAGACTTACTTAGTTTTATGTTACCGGTTTCATGGACTGATAGTTATAATGAAGACTTAAAGGCTATACAGATAAAGAACGAAAATAAAGCTGCTGCAGAGCAAGAAGAACAGGAAAAATTGCTAAGAGCTGTCTACCAAGAGACTGGTGCTACATATAACATAGGTCCTCTAAAACCAGATGATGATACAAATCCTAATTTAGTCATACCACCACAAGATGATGCTACAACTGAAGAAATAAACGATATGTTCAACGCGAACGAGAATGAATCTACATTCACAAATGCCACAACAGGTGAAACAATATCCACATCGGCTTCAGAAGATCCACTTTTTCCAGGAATTAAAACCGTACCCATTCGTGAACTATTTGTATCGACTCAAGTTATAAAAGATGCTTTTAGAGATAATGATTCTGTTACAAAAGCAATAGATCAAATACTCGGAACAATAAATAATGACTCAAGAAATTGTTGGAATATAAAAATGATCACTAACAATCAAGCTGGTACTCAATTTTGTTTTCACGATGTGAATCTTCACACCCAACAACCAAGATTGACTTTTGATGTTACAACAAATGAATCTATTGTGTCTAAATGTGATGTTTCATTTGAAAAAGATACCAGATTATCAGATAAATTATCTGTACAAGCCATGTCATCTCCACATTATATTGATGATCATAGATTAGGATCGATGAGTCATCTTAATTCGATATTAAATAAAAGTAATGAATTTTTTTATCAACGTAGTCTTCCTCATTTGGGAGAAATAAATATTGATAACAAAATACCAAAACTTACACTTATGGATGGTGAATTATTACAAAAAACTATTAAAGAGATTGATGAAACTGAAACTCAGGGAAAAATAACAACTAATGATCAACTAGAAAAGTTTAATGAAGCGGTGAATAAAAAGGTATTAGAAAAAAGAAGAGCGGATGTTGAAATTGATGTTGATATGGTAGATAAAAGAGCGACAAATAGAAAGGTAATGTCATTAATGCAACAGGACCAATATCTTCAAAATACATCTAAACAAACTGCTGGACTAGGTAATAATGTTTTTGACACTATGCTTAATATAACATTAGATGGTTATCCAGTAGAGATTGGACCACCACCACCACCGCCTGCTAATGAAACTGAAGAAACTGAAACTTCAAATTCAAAACCAAATATTCCAGCACCTGTGAAAGAAACCTTGAGAGAAAGTTATTTGTATAATGTAAGACAACTTGTACATGGTGAATCTAAATCACATAGTGTTCCAGTGGTTCTACCGATTAAAATTCAACTAACTGTTTATGGAAATAGTTATTTACAAATCGGTGATCACTTCACTATAAACTATTTACCAAAACATTATTTAGATAGAACCCTTTTTCAAATAGTTGGTATAGAACAACGAATAGAACCTAATAATTGGAGCACTACTTATATTTCACAGATGAAATTAGATCCTAGATTTAAATACATAACCACTGGTGCTAAACCAGAGCAAATCTTTGAAGAAGCAACAGTAGATCCAATCATCATTCAACTTGGTGACCAACCACCTAAATTACCAGAAACAGTTCCAACGATGGCAAAAAATGATGAAATATATTTCAGATATAGACAAAGTCAAGGAAGTTCTAACGTACAAGTTAAAAGTAATTACGTACCTGAGTATGACAGTAGTTTAGATGTTGCTCCATTGGGTGAAGAACTATTAGGAGATGTAGATCCAGAAGAATTTGATGTAGACGCTCTTTTTGAAGAATCAATCATTCCTTTACAACCACCACCACCACCACCAGCTAAAAAACCACCAATAACAAGTGCTCAACCGTATAAATCAGGTCAGTTAATGGGTAATCCTT